CGCCTGGTACACCTGGCCATGACCGAGCGCATGCCCAAGGGCAAGGCCTGGGTCGGCGTGGATATGGCCGCAGGGCCTGACGAGACCCGCCTGCTGATCCTCGATCGCCGTATCGGCCAGACCATGTTGCTGCCCTGCCGGCATCTACCGGGCCGCTTCCTGGTCCACCAGAACACCCGCTAACCACCCCAAACGCCCAGCCCATTCCGGTGGGTTTGGGGAAGTTGCACCCGCAATCCGAGGACGCCGCCATGCAGAACGCCGTCGCCATCCAGTTGGACATGCCCAAGCCCGTGGCCGAGGCATTGCTCTGCAGCCTGCGCGCAGAGCTGCGCCGGGGCTTGGTTGAGCACTGGTACGACGACCGCTACCGGGCCGTGCCGGAGTTCCAGCGCAGCCGCCGCATCCTCGACGACTACCCGGCCCTCGCCGGCCACAAACGCACCATTGGCGCGCTGAAAGCCGCCCTCAGCGCGACCAACTAAGGATCACCCATGAAGTCCATGCCCAACGAAATCCGCCAGGAGGTGCTGCGCCGCCTGGAGGATCGCTACGAGCTCAAGCGCGTCAGCGGTACCCAGTACCTGCGCAAGGGCAAGTGCCCGGCCTGCAACCACAAGGAGCTGTACTCCCGCCAGGACGAGCCCTGGTTCATCAAGTGCGGCCGGGAGAGCAAGTGCGGCGAGCAGTGGCACGTCAAGGAGCTGTTCGACGACCTGTTCGACGACTACAGCAAGCAGCACCCCGTCACCGAGCAGGCGCCCCACGCCTCGGCAGACGCTTACCTGCAGTTCGCCCGCGGCTTCGACCTGGCGCTGATCAAGGGCTGGTACACCCAGGACAACTACTGGAGCCGCGAGCTGAGCATCGGCAGCGCCACCGTGCGCTTCGCCCTGGAGCACGGCGGCTACTGGGAACGCCTGATCGACCGCCCGCACCGCTTCGGCAAGATGAAAGCGCGCTTCGCCACCGGCAACTCACCGAAGGGCTACTGGTGGTGCCCTCCAAGCCTCGATCTGCTGGCGGTCAACGAGCTGTGGATCGTCGAGGGGATCTTCGACGCCATCGCCCTGGTGCACCACGGCATCGCCGCCGTATCCGCCATGAGCTCCGGCTACTTCCCCTTCGAGTCCCTCAAGGCCCTGGCCAAGGCCCGCGCCGACGAGGGCAAGAAGCTGCCCACGCTGATCTGGGCGCTGGACAACGAGCCAGGCGCCCACCGCTACACCCGCAAGCACGTCGCCATGGCCCGCGAGCTGGGCTTCCCCTGCGATGCCGCCCAGTACCCGCAGCGTGACCGCAAAGTGGACTGGAACGACCTACACCAGCGCTGGAGCTTCATCGAGGACGCCACCAAGCGCGAGGACGCCCGCGAGCGCGACCTCAAGCTGGCCCGCTACCACGGCGCCCTGCTGCTGGCCGAGAGCGCCAGCGACAAGGCCCTGCTCATGTACGACTGGCGCAAGCAGGGGGAATTTCACTTCGCCTTCGACAACCGCCTGTACTGGTTCAAGCTCGACCTGGAGAAGTTCAACAAGGCCATGCAGGCCCTGGAGGACAGCGAGGACCACGACGAGCAGCTGCTCAACAACAAGCAGATGCGCGAGAAGGCCCTGCAACAGGCCGGATGCGTGGTGGAGATCGCCAACTGCTACCCGCGCGCCCTCTACTTCCAGCGCAACGAGGTCACGGACGAGAGCTGGTACTACTTCCGCGTCGACTTCCCGCACGACGAGCCCACCGTCCGCAACACCTTCACCGGCGGCCAGGTGGCGGCCGCCAGCGAGTTCAAGAAGCGCCTGCTGGGCATGGCCGCCGGCGCAGTATTCACCGGCAGCGGCGCCCAGCTCGACAAGATCATGAAGGAGCAGCTGTTCGGCCTGAAAACGGTGAAGACCATCGACTTCATCGGCTACAGCAAGGAACACGGCTGCTATGTGTTCGGCGACCTGGCCGTGCGCGGCGGCGTGATCGAGGCCGCCAACGCCGAGGATTACTTCGAGTTCAAGGGCCTGCGCCTCAAGACCCTGCAGAAGTCCATCCGCATGGAGATCGCCCGCACCGACGAGGGCTACCGCAAGGAGTGGCTCGGCTGGCTGTGGCAGTGCTTCGGTACCCAGGGCTTCATCGCCCTCGCCTACTGGTTCGGCTCGCTCTTCTCCGAACAGATCCGCGCCGAGTTCCAGAGCTTCCCATTCCTGGAAGTGACCGGCGAGGCCGGCGCAGGCAAGACCACCCTGCTGACCTTCCTCTGGAAGCTGCTGGGCCGCCCCGACGAGGAAGGCAAGGACCCCTCGAAAATGTCCAAGGCAGGCCTGCGCCGCTGGCTGAGCCAGATTTCCGGAATGCCCGTGGTCATGCTCGAGGCCGACCGCAGCGACGACAAGGGCAACGCCGCCAAGGCCTTCGACTGGGACGAGTTCAAGCCACTGTTCAACGGCGGCAGCCTGGGCGTAACGGGCGTGAAGACCTCCGGCAACGAGACGCACGAGCCGCCCTTCCGCGCCGCCCTGGTGATCAGCCAGAACGCCACGGTAGCGGCCTCCGAGGCCATCCTCACCCGTATCGTCAAACTGCACTTCGTGCGCCCCGAGGTCACTGATGCCAGCCGCGCCGCGGCGGACAACCTCAACCACCTGCAGGCCACTGACGTGAGCCACTTCCTGCTGATGGCCGTGCGCCTGGAGCAGAAGATTCTGGAGGTGTTCCGCGACCAGGTGCGCCACTACGAGCAGGAGCTGCGCGCCATCAAGGAAATCCGCATCGAGCGGATCATCAAGAACCACGCCCAGCTCATGGCCCTGGTCGACGCCCTGCGCCTGGTGGCCCCCCTCTCCGATCGGCAGCACGACGCTGTGCAGCGCGAACTGCGCGCCATGGCCGTGGCCCGGCAGCACGCTGTCAACTCCGACCCGAAGGAAGTGGCGGAATTCTGGGAGGTGTTCGACTACCTGGAATCCCTCAGCGAAGAGCCCACCGTCAACCACTCGAAGAAGGACGGCGTCATCGCCATCCACATCAACGAGTTCTGCGAACGCGCCGCCGAGCACAAGCAGAAGCTGGCCGACCCCGACACCCTGCGCACCCTGCTGCGCAACAGCCGCAGTCGCCCGCTGATCGAGGCCAACAAGTCCGTCGACAGCGCCGTGCGCCAGGCCTTCAACGCCAGAAACAACGCCTCCAACCAGCGCCCCACCACCGTGAAGTGCTGGCTGTTCAAGGCCAACTGAACCCCGGCGCGGCAACGCCGGCTCAACCCCAAGGAGAAGCACCATGCAAACCGACGACAACGACGACTTCTACAGCCCCAGCCGCCGCGAAACCCTGCTCACCCTGGTGGGCAGCGGCGTAACCCTCGCCGTGCTGGCAGCCGCCGGCTACCTGGCCCCCACCCTGCTGGCCTTCGCGGCCCGCTAACCCCAGCGCCCGGGCGCGGCAACGCCCGGGCAACTGATCAAAGGAGAAGCACCATGAGCACAGCAGCCCAACGCGACGTGCGGGACGTGTTCGACGAGCTGTTCCGTGCCGACCAGGAGCGCCCGGCAATTCGTCAGGCTGGCATCGAGGCACTGCACCGCCTGGTACCGGTCGCCCAGCGCGACACGGGACAGAGCGGCGTTGTCGGCCGCTTCCTGCTGGGCCTCTACAACGGCCAGGCCTACCCCTTCGACCTCACCGAGCTGCGCCGCCTGGACGTGGGCCTGTTCGACGACTGCCTCGCTGTGCTGCGCCTGGATAACACCCCCGAGCAGGAGGTCCACGAATACCTGCCCCGGGGCGAGTCCATCTGGGCGGATTTCCGCGAGCGCTGGGCCTGAGCCCAGAAACAAAAAGGCCCCGCCGAGCGGCAACTCGGCAGGGCCTGACCAACCCCAAGGAGAAGCACCATGCAAGCACAAACCCCCGAAGTCAGCGGCGAGAAGGCTACCACGCCCGCCGCCGAGCTGCGCCTCGTCTCAGTCGAGCAGCTCAACAAGATCCACCGCGAGCTCGATGCTTGCCAGAAGGCCATTTGGCTGGCCGGCTGTGGCCAGCGTGGCTACGGCTTCGACCCTGCCTACGTCACCGGGGCCCAGGAACAGCTCAAGCAGATCGAAGCCATACTAACTGCGGCACCAGCGCAAGGGCAGCAGGTTGGGCAGGAGCCGGCATGCCATCGGCTGCGCAATTGTTTGGGAGAGGTCATTACGGAATGGAAGGACGGCCCGCCGCCTGAGCAAATCACGGACATTTGCGGCGTTGTGCAAACCGACGTGACTGTGGAGGTCGCCTACACCGCACTCCAGCCCGCGCCAGCTCAGGACGTGGCTGGACAGCCGATGCAGCCAATCGTCTTTGCAGAGCGCGGCGTGATCCGATTCAAGCAGAACGCCATCGTGCGCCACTTGCTCGACTACGCCAGCTCGCGTGGTTGCAGCCTTAACGAGCTGGCCCGCATGGACTTTAGCGATGACGACCGTATGCAGCTTGCTCAGCTGATCGGCTACAGCGTCAGTGGCTATGGCGATCTGAGCTATGCCAGCCGCGAGTCTGTCGAGCGAGCCGACGAAATTGCTGACGCCCTTGCCGCCAACCACAAGCAGAGCGGGGGTGCCCAATGACCAACCGCGCCCGCCCAACCATGGCCAGCCACCGGCTCGACCTGCCCAGCATCTGCGACATCTGCGGCAAGGCCCGCTCCACCCGCAAGCACGCCGCGTGCAGCCGCATCCGCCAGCAGCTCAAGCAGGACGAGTGGGCCAGCTACATGGCCAACGTCGCCGCCAAGAAAGCCCAGGGAGGCCGCCGCCATGCTTAAGCGAACCCTCTACCACTTCCACTTCTGCTGCGGCCTAGGCGGCGGCGCAAAGGGGTTCAACGAAGCAAAGCCGGTGGTCGGCAATGTCCAGGCACAGTGGGAATGCCTGGGCGGGATCGACGTCGACGCCGCCGGCCTGCGCGACTTCCAGCAGCTGGCGGGAGTTCCTGGCACGCTGCTGGACTTGTTCACCCGCGACCAGTACATCCGCTTCCACGGCAAGGAGCCGCCTGCCGGTTGGCGAGAGGCCACGCCGGAAGACATCCGCAAAGCTGCCAAGGGCAAGCGCCCCGATGCCGTGTTCATCAGCTCGCCATGCAAGGGCGCCAGCGGTCTGCTGTCCGAGCAGTTGGCCCAGACTCCGAAGTATCAGGCGCTCAATGAGCTGACGCTGCGCTGCATCTGGCTGATGGGCGAGGCATGGGCGGATGATCCGGTGTCGCTGATTGTGTTCGAGAACGTGCCACGCTTGGCCACCCGCGGTCGGCACCTGCTGGATCAGATCAACAGCCTGCTCGGCCACTACGGCTATGCCGTCGCGGAAACCACCCACGACTGCGGCGAGCTGGGCGGCCTTGCCCAGTCGCGCAAGCGCTTCCTGCTGGTGGCACGCCACGTCGAGAAGGTGCCGCCCTTCCTCTACGAGCCGGAGAAGAAGACCCTGCGCGCGGTCGGCGACATCCTTGGCCGCATGCCAATGCCAGGCGACATCGAGGCCGGCGGACCGATGCACCGCATCCCATCGCTGCAGTGGAAGACCTGGGTGCGGCTCGCCCTGGTTCGCGCCGGGAGCGATTGGCGCAGCCTCAACGAGCTGGCGATCGAGGACGGGCATCTGCGCGACCTGGTGATCGTGCCGGAATACCGCGCGGGCTACATGGGCGTGCATCGCTGGGACGACACCAGCGGCACCATCGCCGGCCGCAGCAGCCCCACCAACGGGGCGTTCTCGGTTGCCGATCCACGGTACCGGCAGGCGGCAAACTGGAATCACGGCCAGCAGTTCGGCGTCATCCGCTGGAACGAGTCGAGCCCGACTATCCCCGGGCAGACCATGCCGGGCCAGGGCACGTTCAGCGTCGCCGACCCGCGGCCGAACTGGAACCGGCACAGCGGCAACTACCGCGTCATCCCGTTCAACCAGCCAGCCGGCACCATCATCGCTGGCGGCAAGGGGGTGCAGGGAGGGCAGCAGTCGGTAGCAGACCCGCGCATCCTTCACCGCGGCAAAGGCGACAACTACCTCACCGGGGGCCACTACGGCGTTATCCCGTTCGACCAGCACTGCGGCGCGATTGCAGCCAGCTCGCGCTACGACAGCGGGCGTTTCAGCGTGGCCGATCCGCGCATACCCTCTGCTGGCGACCGCTTGACCTGCATCATTCGCAGCCTGGACGGTACATGGCACCGCCCGTTCACCACCCTGGAGAAGGCCGCTTTGCAAAGCCTGGTCGAGCCCGAAGAACAGTTGATCCTCGATGGCTTGAGCGACAAGGATTGGAGCGAGCGCATCGGCAATGCGGTACCACCGAAAGCGGCCAAGGCCATCGGCCAAGTCATGGGCACGACCCTGCTGCTGGCCGCCGCCGGCGAGACGTTCATGCTCAACAGCATGCCGATCTGGGTTCGCCCGGTAGCTGTCGCGCTAAGCGTGGCGCAACAGGAGGTGGCCAATGGCTGAGTGCCGTTTCTGCGCCGGCTGTGGCTGTACCGCCTGCCGCCACAGCGGGCGGGAGGGCATCACCTACCAGGTGGGCGCCCTGTTGGACTTCCGTGGTACCGACATCGAGGTGGCCGGCTTGCCGGCGGCCCAGATCGAGGCCGACCGGCTCATGGGGCTGGACTGGGAGCGCCCGGTGGGCATCTGGACGGGCCAGGCGCATGGCTCCGAACTGGTCGAAATCTGGTACCAGGGAGGGCAGTTCCGTGCCTGACCATGACGAGCGCCAGCACATGCTGGAGTGCGAGGCCCGCTACTGGCTGCGCCGTGGCTTCACCACGCCGGACAAAGTCCATGAGCTTCGCCAGCAGCTCCACCGGCGCGGCACGGTGGCGCTCGACAGGCTGCTGGAGGTGATGCGGGAGCAGTGGCGCCGCCGGCGAGAATGGGAGTAAGGCACCCTGCCCGGCCGCCATCCTTGCCAGATGCGCGGCCGGCGGGCTGCTGGTGAGTATACCGGCCAGGCTCTGGACAGCTTGGCCACCCGACGAGAAACAGCGATCGGCATTTCTCGGCCATCAATCGGGCCGAGCCTTCAAGGCGCCCCTACACTGGCGCCGTTTTCTTTTGCGTGGGGACGCAGATGGCAGATGGAGTCGAGGTGCGCGGCAAAGCCGTGCGCGTGTATTTCCGCTACGAGGGCGAGCTGTGCCGGGAGCCATTCCCGGGAGAGGCCACCCCGGAGAACATCGCCCAGGCCGAGCGCCTGGTCGGCATGATCAACTACGAAATCAAGGCCGGCACGTTCAGCTATGCCCGCCACTTCCCAGACTCACCCAGGGTGAAGACCAATACCCTCGGCCACTACATCGACCTCTGGCTCGACATCAAGCGCAACGAGCTGGCCCCGTCTGGCTTCCGTGCCTACAAGAGCAAGACCGAGAATCACATCCGCCCGGCTTGGGGCGAGCACCAGGCCGACCAGATCGACCACCTTGACCTGCAGGCCTGGGTGCAGAAAACCCTCATGCCGAAGCTGCACAACAAGACGGTGCGCGAGATCGTGAGCTACCTGCGCCAGGTCTTCACCCTTTACCGCACCCGCAACAAGACCGCGCACGATC